GATTTCCGAATCAAGCCATTTCTGCGCCCGTGAAGCATTACCGGAAAATCTGCTTGCAACCGCGGCGGCGTTGAAGTTGATTTCTGTTGTCAATCCGCTTGCCATATTACGCAATTCTATGTACGCTGATATTTGCATACTCCGTCGTAATTGCTACGGACCCGGCGTTGTTGTGCTTTACGCGAACGTCAAGCACATCTCCGGCAGACAAATCCGAAATTCCGAACAATGTTACATTAAACGTATAACCAGAAGTAGAGAACCTACGGCGCATGTGCAGGTTGGCGGCTTCTTCTCCATTAACGAAAACAGCCGTATCCCATATAACGTCTGTCGTACCTAGCTTCGATGAAAATGTGCAGTTTATGAAATACTTGCCTTTTTTGCTGATGGTTATATCCCCATTTTCAAGACTGACCGCGCAGTTTTTGACGTTCCCCTGCGTAAACCCGGACACGGTCAATTTTGTGTATTCCGCTCCGGTAGGTACAGATGCGGACGCCGTGTTCCCGTTAATGTAGAGTTCTGCATAAGCCGGTGATGTTCTGGCTAAAAGAATGTTCTCTTTTGTCACATCTGCCACCACCCATTAGACGTAGCAGGATTTACATTATTGGCGTCATACACCCAGCCAGTCGATGTGTCTATATCCCAAAACGTTGATCCGCTTGCAATACCGGACGTTGGTTTCGTGTCTGTTGAAAGGCCCTGCATATCGTACACATACCCGCCTCTGCTCGTACCCGTATAAGTTACTGCCATCTAATCACCTCCCCAGGATTTGAAGAATATCGCCATGAACGGCGACACTCGTAATGCTAAACACCTGATACTTTTTCTGCATGGTTGCTTTTGTTTCAGTTGGAAGCGTGTCTGCGACATTGCCCTCAACGAAGAAATCATTCGCTGTATGGAATGTAAAATGCCCGGCTTTATCTGTTAGCGCGTCCCATGATTTAGCGTCAAGAAATTCTCTATCAGACGTAACCGCAATATCTCTTGTGTCAATGATTAACTGTGCTTTATCTGACGTACTTACGCCACGCTGCGAGAGCCTTTGATCGTATCCAGTGCCAAGATATACCCGCTCAATAACGGTGCGCTGATACGTTGATATGCCCGCCGTTGTAGATACCAAATTGTACAGCGTGATTGTTGACGGCCTTGCACGTCTGCTTATAATCTTCATAGCCATACCGGGCGATAATCTCCGCCGACCGCAACGGAACAAAGTCCAGTGCTTAACATGAGCGTTTTAATGCGCGTTTTGACAGTCTGCAAAAGTCCTCCGTATGACGTTTCACTTCCTACGGAGTATGAATACCCGCCGACACTCTCAGAGGTCACACCGGGCATTCCAGACGTATTTCCGGTAGTGTCCTGTACATCGTTGATCGCGTCGCACAGCATACAAACGGCCGTTTTAATCAAATCCTGCGTGTCCGCATCATAACTTGTAATCCCATTGATTCTAATTCGGTTCAGCGTCATTCCGTCAAGTTCAAGCGAGGCGTTGATTGCAATAGGGGAGAAGTCGTCAGATGAAATTGCTTTCCCGCCGTATGTGCCGGAGTAATAAGCGTAATCCACATATGCGGTCATAAGTCACCTCCAAAAAGGAGAGCGGCTTAATTGCCGCCCTCCGATTTCTTGCTCTTGGTTTTCGTCGGATTCTGTTCAATCACAGGAGGAATATACTGCGTGTATCCCTTTTCCTTAAATTCAGAAAGCCGCTTATCGCTGATGTTGTGCATAATTCCGTCTTTGATAACAAGCATATTATCGCTCCTTATACAATGTTCTTGTGCAGATAAATTCCGGAAACCTTGTTGTCATAGACAAATGCATCGTGATACTCGCGGAACTGGAACTTCCATGCGTCTTTGTCCTGATTGGTGTCGGGATCGAAAATCTTAGGCATAGAGAACTTCACAACCTGAAGGACGGCTTCAGGATAAACAATCATGAAGTTGATGTTTGCCGCGGTGTAATAGGTAACGACGATAGCCGCCTCGTTTGCGGGAGCCACGGTAAACGTGATAACACCGGTGGCGGGGACATAGGTATATGCAGTCGTAGCGGTTCCAGCAACGGTGACACTCACGATAGACGCGGTAGCGGGCTTGGCGGTAACGGTAAATGCGGTGGTAGTTCCGTCGCCGGTGAAGCTCTGCGTAGTGCTGGGACGCACATAGCCGTAAGAAGAAGAGCCGTCATTCAGCGTGATGCTGGTATAGAAACGGGATTTCGGAACGTATGCAATCGGCATATCGTTGTAGCCGTTCAGAACGGTGTTCACAGTACCATCAGAGCCAAACTGGCGGGTAAGCGCGTTATTCAGCACGGGCTTAAGGTCGCTGTTTATGTACAGGCGGCGGCCCATCGCGGGTACTTCGTCCTCGTCCATGTTTCTCACGGCTTCATCAATGGCCGTAAGTATGGTTGAAGAGGAAAGCGTAGCGGCGGTGGTAGTGCTGATTCCAGAAGTGCCGGCATACTTTGCAAAACGGTATGCGTCCAGTTCTGGGATAACGTGATTCCGCATAAACGTGCCGGTCACTTGGCCGAACGCCATTCCGAGAGTTTCCTCGTTGTCCATGCGGTCAACGGACAGCTCCTTTCCGCGCTCCTCGGTCAGGGTCATGGTTTCCCACGTTGCGGTAACGTCTCCGGTAGGATAACCGGTTGACCGGCTGTAGTCGCCAAGACCGGTAGTGGACACTTTCAATACCTTGACGGCGTTTACGCCGCTAAACCCTGGGTCGGTCGCTGTGTCCATTCCGGCGGTGTAGGAGCCGTTCTTGTAGATGTCGTCAATGATAGGCGCAAATTTCTGCGCGTATTCGATGGAGTTAGGCATATTTTTACCTCATTCTTTCATTATTTTGTTGGTTCTTGCAGCCCGGCTGCCTTTCGTGCTGCGGCCGCAAAAGAGTCAATGCTTGCATTTGCTCCCGGTTCTCCGAGCTTTCCGGAGAAGATTCCCGGGGCAGGTTTTCCGTCTAAGAAGTGCGCGGCGTTGTCCTTCTTGAACTGCTCCGCCCACTCGTTAGCTCCGATAAAGTTTTCGCCGTCCAGCTTGAATTCCTTTGCTGCGAACTCAGCCAGAATGGCTTTCTTGCTTAAACTGTCCTTTGGCTTCAGGCCATCAATGTACTTCTCGGCGGCGGAATCATAGGCCATTTTCTCCAACTTGGCCGTGTGGTCTTTTTCGGCCTGCTCAAACTTGGCCTTCCATTCGTCAGCGGCCTTTTTTGTTCCTTCCGGGTCCATCCCTTTAAAGGCTTCGATCTGTTTGCCTGCTTCGTCCAGTTGCGCCTTGTACTGCTCGGCGCTGGTCTTGTTTGTCTCGGCATCGGACTTGTATTTCTCAATGTCCTTTCCGTTCTCGGCCATGATCTGGTCAATTTGTTCATCGGTCAGGCCCATAGCCTTAAGTGCTTCTCTTTTCATGTGTCCTCCTGTCAGATACGCTTTTTTAACGCGGGTTGCGTCCGCCTCTGTTGCCCGTATCGCTGGGCCTGCGTAATTTGGCATAACAAAAGCGCCCGTTATAGGCGCTTGGTTATTAGGTAAATACTTTCTCGCGTTGATACTGTCTTGTCAAGTCGGTTTGCTTCAAATGCTCACGCTGCCTAGCCTGCCATGCGCTGACCTTTGCTTTTTCGGTGCTTGCATCAAGGCCGCCAGCTTCAATAGCCGATTCGCGTTTCTTCCAGTAACGTATTTGTCGCTCGTTATAACGTTGGATTTGCTCGTTTTTATATGTAGTCTTGCTATATTTCTCGGTTGGCGCTTTTTCAGACACGCCCTCGACATACGGGCAAAAGGAATGGCGGCAGTTCCAACCGCACAGCCCGTCGCCGCTTCCGTAGCCTGTTGCTTCAACAAGATTCGGGTATTTGTCGGTGCTTCCTTCAAGCGAATAAACTTTGCCTTGCCAAACCGCGTGTTCGGGCCGCGCGTCGGCATGGCTTGATACTTCTACAAGATTTGTCTGCAACTCAGACGCGTTATTCTCGCTTACCTTTGCCGTCGCTTGATTTATCCCAGTCACGCATGCGCGTCTTACTGCCGCCTCTACGCTTGTCCGAACACCTGACGCATAATCAAATGCCTGTACGCCGTCTGCGGCAAATCTTCGCACCGTAGCGTCAATAGCCATATCCTGAGTGAACGCGCCGGATTGTACCATAAGCTGGCATTGATCCATATATTGATTTAGCTTGCCCGACGCATCTAAAGCGATCGTGCCAGTCAGTTTTTGCATTGTGTTTTGTGTCCGCAGCGCGTTCGCGTTGAGCACTTGCGCCACTTGCGCGGAAGCGGTTAATGGAACAGCGTTTTTGGGAAGTTTACCGGCTTCTATGGCGGCTTTCTGCGTGGCTATGTCGGTCTGCATGGACTTGATTCCAGCCTCACCGAACAGGCTATAAACCTCTTTTTCGCTGATTTTGAGCGTCTTTGCTATCTCCTGCGCAATATACTCTTGCGACGCTCCGATTGATTGAAGTTTGTACAGTTGCCACGCTGCCATGTTGGTAGTGTAGTTGGCTTTTGCAATACGCTTCGCTATGTCGGCCATGATAGCGGATTCCAATTCAGAGTAGATCGCTTGAAGTGGTTCGGCCACTCCATCAAGATATTCAGGTGAGAGCATTCATCCCACCACCAAACGAAATTCCAGGTGAAGACGCTTCCGATTCCGCTTGAATGTCTCGCGCGTCCTGCTCGCTGTATCCCTCATACTCGTTGAGATATCTCCACAATGGGAATTTCCCTTGCGTCACCAGCAATTGAATCCGTGTTCGTTTTTCATCCGGGCTTGAAATAACGGAATCATCCCAGCTGAACGACGGCTCAATATCGCCTTGCGGTGCAAGATTATATACCGTAGCATAGAAGTCATAGATTTTAATAAGTTCGTTCAGAGCGGTTTCAAACGCCTGCTGGATGCTGTGTACTGTGCTGTAGGTCTTTTGATTGTCGCTTACGACCTCGGTTGCCGTGGCTGCTCCGGTTGCTTCATCGATGCTAAATGTGCCTTGGCTAAATCCGGTCTGTGCTTCAATCTGGTTTAAGTGCCGGTTGAGCGCCGCAATCTGGCTATCAACGCGCAGGGAAGGGGAGAAGGTATCAAAAAGCTGTGTTCCATCTGTCTGTCCAGCCGCGCCATTGAATACATATTCTTTCTGCCGCTTTCTGTCAGTCAGCGGATTTCCTTTATCATCGAACGTGGTAAATGTGGAAATATCCCGATAACGTTTTAACTCGCCTCCATCGACTTCCCAATCCAGCGCATTATACGCTGTGTTTGCAGCCCGGATTGAATCAACCGCTTTCCCGAACAGCGAAACGCCCATAGGATTATTGATGTCTACATAATTCGCACCCGGCATTTTGAAATATGCAAACATTGGAACAGGTGCGCCGGTAATCGTCACATCAGGCTCAATAACCGCCCAATCAGGGAATGATTGTAGGCTGTCAAGCTGACCTAAATCAGAATTTCCATACGTTGACCGGTAAACCCTGTTTGTGATCTCATATGTCCCGTTGCCTTTATAGTTCCAGTTTTCAAGGCGCGTATATGTGTACTTATTCTTTTTGCGCTGTTGGACAAATACGCCGCCCTGCACGCCGCTTGAATCGTACTGGATAGGGAAGAACATGTCTTGTGTAATAACGTCCGTGACGAGCTGTGAGCCGTCAAAGCGTGGCTTTAAAATCAATCCGCCCATTGCACAAGTATATTCTGTGATTTCCTCGGCGCGGTTTAGGATCTGTGAATCAAGCAAACTCTGAATAAACTCTGCTCGTGGTGATTCTCCTGTAGTTGCTTCCATTTCAGACACAACCAGGCGCGCCGCTTCATGGCAAACAGTCGCCGCAATCTTGGGATCTTTGATTCCATTAAACTCCACGCCTGAATAAATCTTTTTCCACACCGCAGAATATTCAAGCATTGGGTTGTTTTCCAGCGCGTTCACGTCAATGTTCAGCGCATCAAGAATCTCTGTTCTATGAAACAGCGCGTTCCAAATGTTTTTAATAAAGTCCAGTATGCTCACCTCTTGTCACCTACCATATGTAATCCATAACGATAAGCGTTGCGCCTTATATGCGTATAGCAGAAATAGCGCATTGCGTCCATTGCATGATCTTTCTCTTTAACCGGTTTGTCTTCCTGCGTGTTGTCTTCCCAGCAATAGCCCTGTATTTCTTCAAGCGCGTTTTTGCAATTGTACTCGCAAATCTTTATTTTTCCCATGGAAAACAGCGATCCAGTAAACCGAATACCGTCAACGACTGAATTATTTGCTTGAATTGGTATGAACTTTCCATGTCTGCGAACACAAGCAATGAATGAAGCCGCCGACGGGTCAATGATGATCTGATGCGCAGGAATGTCACCGACGAATTTAACTAAGTCTTGATAGTATTCTTCATCTGTCTTCTGCTTCTGCTTGTCTCTTCCGGAATAATAGTATTCATCAATCAAATACCAAACGCCGCCGCAATATCCCCATAGGAGAAATACGGTGGCGTTCTGTGTGCCATAGTCGCACGAAAGCATATATTCAATATATTTGCGGGGTTCAGGTTTGCCGTCTGCGTTTTTTGGTATCTTTGGTACGACGTGCTTTTGCGGGTCAAACATGTCATAGATAAGCCCCTCTGCCGCACACCATTCTCCAAGCACATAGCGCTTGTAAAATACGCCAGAGAATGAAGCTTTTGCACGTTCAAGAGCGTCAGCAGTAAGCCCCGGGTTGTCGTCCATAAGAAAATGTAGATGCTTTGCTTTGTGTTTTTCGGGTTGTAATACCCATTCTTGATAGAACCAATGTCCCGGCGCTCCCGGATTACAGTTAAACCATAGTTTAACTTCTTCGATGGAAAGCGTTCTTGCTATTGCCTGCTCAACAAACGACTGGGGCATTAACGCAACTTCATCAAACAGAACTCCGGCTAATGTAATGCCCTGAATGAGCATATAACTTGATTCGTCTTTGCCGCCAAACACATAGAAGTAATTTGTTACATCACCGCGCTTGATTGTCATGAGCGAAGCGGATCGCGTATAGGTTATCTTGTATCGCTTTGTGATGCTCTGTATTTGCTGTAGTGGCATGATGATATTGCGTTCTGTTGCTCTGACTGTCTTTCCACATACGCCGAAGCACATACCGTTAAACTCGTGCATTGTCCATTCAATGAATGAGACGACCATCATAATGGTTTTCCCGCTTCTCACGGCTCCATCACAGATAAGCGTTTCATACTGCGGCTCATGAGGAAACCTGAAAATCTCTGCTTGCTTCTGTGATATGCTGTCAAACCTCATGATTCACCGCCAGTATCAAGCGCCTTATTAACCGCTTTTTCTATCGCGTCGTAAAGGTTGTCGTCCTCAGAGTTGTTGCTGTTCGGTTGCTTATCGTTAAACATTCCAAGATGTTTTCCAATCAATTCAAGCGCTCGTATCTTATTACCGTACTTTAACTCTGCATCAGTGTAATCAGCAGCTTTCTTAAAGCCTACCTTTGCAAGTTCTTCAAGCACTTGATCTTGTGTTATTTCTGTACGTGATGAACGTTTTTTCAGGGCTTCTTGAATTGCACCCGAAACGTTATTTTTCGTTATAAGCTGTCTTCCTATTTCAGCGTTCTTATATCCAGCTCTTTTTGCGGCTTGCGTGGCATTTAAGTCTATCAGGTATTCTTCCACGAACCGCTGCTGTTTTGCTGTTAATGCCACGTTCACCACCTCTCTCATCATAAAATCACACCGGCAGAGTAGCACCATGCCAGGAGATAAAGGCATGAGTTTTTGTTTGCTACCCTTTTACCGGTGCTTTCTAACGCCGAAGCGTTAATATCATTAAACCGTCTTGTATAGTGCCTTTGAACCGAATATCATTCCAAATTTGTACCCATAGCGTTTCAGTCCAAATTCGTATGCATTTCTGCGCCGGTTGTCATCCCATCTGCACATAATGATGGATGGAACGCCTTTGTTCGTATCCGCGATGAAGGTCTCAAACTCTTGTATCTTGTTCCTTGCCCAGAGCAAGCCTTTAAGCCCGTCTTTTCCAGTCATTTTAAGGCGTGTGTGGCTTTCGCTCTTTCGCTTATCCATTGTGCAAAGATAAACGTTGTAATAATATTTTTTGCGCGTCCAATCCTCTTGAAATTCAATTTTGATTGTTTGGCCGCTCGGAAGCACCGCTCTGTCAGAGAATGTGCGGACGGGATATTCTCCACTTCTATCAACGCTTGTATTGAAAGACACGACCGCACCTCCAAATGACTGCCAAGAAATATCAAACGTACTTAATCCCGGCCAGCGTTCCCGGCTCCCACTCAAACAACTGGAACCGTTTATTGACTCCCACGAATCCGTTCTTGCTGTTCCATGCGTCCGTAGGCACACCCGAAGCCAAGCGCCGTACCATTGTTCCGTTGTCTATGCTCTCTCTGTGCAGATGCCCGGTGTGAATCTCTCTTACCGTCGCATCCGCAAACTCAGCAGGGAAGTCAAGAACAAAGTCTTGAAATAAATCTGCTGCTTTGTTGGTGTACTCACAGTGTCCTATGCCGATAAAGCATCCTTGCCATGAGATACACTTGCGCGGCCTTAGGCTGTCCTCTACCGTGGCCTGCGGGAACATTGCCTTAATCATCTGGGTAAACGCCCACGCTTGGCACTCGTCATGATTGCCGACGCTGTACACAATGTTTACTTTCTCGGCGTGTTCGATGGCACACTCGATGATTCCCGCCCAAAATGTCTTAGCGTCTGCCCACGCTTTAGGGATGTCTACTTGCTCAATAGGCGTCCCTTTCGCTGTGTGACCTCTCATGTCGTTGTTGTGGATCAGGTCTTGCCCGATCACGATATTGATTTCAGCCCATACTTTGCTCTGGATTTCATGAATGATTTTTCCGTATGTTTGGATGTAATCGCTCAGTTTTGCAATGCCGAAGTGCATATCAAACAGTGGGATTTCAAGCATTGCCTTTTCCGGCTCGGTCGCGCAAGGCACAACCTCAATCGGCTGTATGGCCTCTTTGATTGCAGAAATAACTTCATGCCAGTCAACGCCACCGGTTGATTGCTTAATCCATGCTTGCCGAATTACGCCTTTGCCATCAACCTGAACCGTCGCATTGTGCGCGGTGAATCCGGCGTATGTCCCAGCGTTGAGCGTATCATCGTCCGCCATTGTGTGCTTTTTCCATTGCCGCAGCTTATGGCGAAATGTTTCAAAGCCCATGCCGTCATGCTCGATCAGAAAAACGGTGTCGTAGATATGCCGTGCTGTGTCTGTTTTGCTCAGTTCCACACAGCGCCGCTTCAATTCGTATGGGATTTGCAACTTAACACCGCTTTCGTAAAAGAGACCGGCCATCATTCGACAGCCGATCTCGTTATTATCGTG